AATGAATTATTGAAAGAAAACGGACACGCTTATGAATATCACGGAGAAAAGAAAAAAGTATTTGGAAGTTAGTAGTAAATAGTTGTAAATTAGGTTATGTATCAGAATATATATATTGAGAAATCACAACATGGAAAACCTACCGTCCATTTATGGGATGATAAAAGAGGTTATCAAAAGTTTCAGTTTACACCATATGCCTATATGAAATCTACAACTGGAACTTATCGTTCTTTATATGGTGATAAATTAAAGAAAGTAAAGTTTTGGACTGGTGAAGATTTACAAGAAGGTAGGGTATTTGAATCTGATGTTCCTTTAGAAACTCGTGTATTGATTGATAAATATGGTGATTCTAATGAACCATCTGAAGGTCATAGAGAGTTGTTTTTTGATATTGAAGTTGAAGTAAGTGATGGGTTTCCAGAGTGGAAAAGTGCTAAGAATAAGATAACTGCTATAGCCTTATATGACAAAACGGCAGATAAGTATCATTGTTTCATTTTGGGTAATGTAAAGAATACAGATGTGGTTGAGGCATTTAGAACAGAAGAAGAGTTATTACAGAGATTCTATCAGAAATATTTAGAGATAAATCCAACCATATTAAGTGGGTGGAATATAGATGGTTTTGATATTCCTTATTTATATAACAGAACTAAAAGAGTTATGGGTGAACAAATTGCTAATTGTTTATCACCAATCAATAATGTTTATTATAATGAACATCAGAATAAGTTTAAGATTGCAGGAGTATCTCAATTAGATTATCTTGCATTATATAAGTTATACACATATACACAACAATCATCATATAGATTGGATTTCATAGGTAAGCTTGAGGTGAGTATGGGTAAGATTGAATACGAAGGAACTCTTGATGATTTGTATGAAAGTGATATAAACAAATATATTGAATATAACTTAAATGATGTAAAAATCGTAAAGGCATTAGATGATAAATTGAAGTTTATTGAGTTGGCTAGGGGTGTTTGTCATTTAGGTCATATAAGTTATGAGGATATATATTTCAGTAGTAGGTATCTTGAAGGCGCCATGCTCGTATATATGAAAGATATAGGTGTGGTAGCACCAAATAAACCACAGCGTGGGGACATGGGGAGTTATGAAAAATTCGCTGGGGCTTATGTTAAAGATCCTAAACCCGGCCGTTACGATTGGGTTTTTGACTTAGACCTGACATCTATGTATCCATCTACCATTATGACATTGAACATATCACCCGAAACAAAGTTGGGTAAATTGGAAGGTTGGAATGCAGAGGAGTTTGTTAAGGGAACACCCAAAACTTATACACTTATGGTTGATGGTAAAGAAAAAGGCAAATACAGTCAAGATGAATTAAAGAAGATGTTTGATAATAATAAAGTTTCAATTTCTTCCAATGGTGTGATGTATAGGTATGATAAAAAAGGTCTAATTCCTGTATTGTTAGAAAAATGGTTTAATGAGAGAGTGGAGTTTAGAAGGTTGATGAAACAACATGCAGATGAAGGTGATATGGAGAAGAGTGGTTATTTTAATAGAAGACAACATATTCAAAAGATTGTATTGAACTCATTATATGGTGTGTTGGGGTTACCTGTATTTAGGTTCTATGATGTTGATAATGCTGAGGCTACTACATTGACAGGTCAAGATTTGATTAAGTTTACAGAGAAGATAGCCAATTTTTATTATAATCAACAATTGGATGATAAAGAAGATTATTGTATTTATACGGATACGGATAGTGTATTTTATCCAGCTCTTCCATTAGTTAAGAATAGATACCCGAATGCTGATTTAGATGATGAGGAATTTATGACAGAGCAGATATTAGAGGTGGCACATGAGGTTCAGGATTACATCAATAAATCATATGATGTATTCGCTAAGAGAATGTTAAATGTGAATGGGGGACATCGGTTTGATATAAAACAGGAGTGTATTGCTAAATCAGCATTTTGGGTAACAAAGAAAAGATATGGTCAGTGGATTATCAACGATGGTGGAGTAAAGTGTGATAAAGTAGATGTTAAAGGGTTAGATATTGTGAGGAGTAATTTTCCACCTGCTATGAGAGATCTGATGAAAGATGTATTACAGGGTATTTTAAGTAATGTAGATAAAGATATATTGGATGAGAAGATAATTGAGTTTAAAAAAACAATGAAAACAAAATCAATATATGATGTATCTTTACCTACTGGAGTAAGGGGATTATCTAAATATACAGATAAAAGACATAGTAATAAAAAGATATATGGTGATGGAACTATATTCACAGATACACATAAAGGAACACCAGTTCATGTTAAGGCTGCTATTAAATATAATGATTTGTTAAAACATTTTGGTGCAGATAACAATGAACCTATACGAAATAAAGAAAAGATTAGATGGGCATATATGAAGAAAAACCCATTGGGAATAGATGCACTTGCTTTTAAAGGTTATGATGACCCAAAACAAATAACAGATTTTATTCAACAATATATGGATTACGATAGGTTATTTGAGGGAGCTCTACAAAAAAAGATTAAAATGTTCTATGAGGCTTTAAGTTGGGATATGCCAATAGATAAACTAAATACATTAGAACGATTTTTTTAGTTGACTTATATAGTAAAATGGTGGTAAGTTATACTAATGGATTATTCACCAAGTGAAATAGTATTATCAACCAAATTTAGAAAAGAAACCATGTGGTATCATATTAAATTAAAAGAACATATAGATAATCCTTTATCCAAAACAACCTTTTGGTTGGGCGGGGATGCAAAAGAAGATATTTATAAAATATTAAAGAAAAAACATAAAATAAACAAAAAAGACGTGGAGTGGATTAAACAAGAAACTCCACCATTCATAGGAGAATGATAAATGGAAAAAACGAAGTTAAATAAGTTCATCCAAAAGTATAATTTGGGTGGAAATGTAAATAGTGTTAAGTGGACAGCTGCTGAAAATCAACTAAAAACATCATTTGTAACACCTGATAAGTCATTATTAGGAACTGTAGTTGCTGATAATGTTAAGTTTGAAAATGCTGATATAGGTGTTTATCAAACAGATCAATTACAGAAATTATTGAGTGTGTTGGGTGAAGATGTTAATTTAACTCTAACAAGAGCTGGTGATAGAGCAGTTTCACTTAAAGTAAAAAATGGTTCAGTATCAATTGATTATGTATTGAGTGATTTGACAGTAATTCCAGATCCCCCAGCATTAAAGAGATTACCTGAATTTCAAACTAAAGTAAAGTTAGATAGTAATTTTATTGATACTTTTATTAAAGGTAAAGGTGCTTTGGCTGATGTAGATATGTTTACATTTGTAAATGATGTTGATGGTAATTTAAGTGCTGTTATTGGTTATTCATCTACAAACACAAATCGTGTAAACATCCCAGTTGAAACAGAAGCAAATGGTTTAACTGAACCTGTCACATTCAATGCTAATTTATTCAAAGAAATGTTGGTGGCTAACAAAGAATGTAAATCAGCTGTACTTGAGGTTTCTAATGAAGGTTTAGCTAAAGTAAACTTTAAGGTGGATGATTATGATTCTACTTATTTCATTGTAGCTATGTCGGATGTAGATTAAGATGGCAAGAACTAAACCAGAAGAAATAAGATGGAAATATATACTACTACTTCAGAGTGGTGGTGCATTTTTCGGAAATACTCTTTGGGCTGTAGTTAAACAAATGTTCGGTGCTTGGAGAAGGAGAGGTAAACAATGGGCGGATTAAGTCATTCCCTTTGGGTAGAAAAATATAGACCAACAGATTTATCAACTTACATTGGTAATGAACATCTTAAAGATAAAGTTGGTATATATCTTGAAAGTGGTGATGTTCCTCATCTACTATTGTATGGTAGGGCAGGAACTGGTAAAACCACATTAGCCAAAATCATAGTAAAGAACATAGATTGTGATTATTTATATATCAATGCATCAGATGAGAACAAAGTTGATGATGTTAGAAATAAGGTTAAGACATTTGCAAGTTCGGTTGGATTTAGGGATTTAAAGGTATTGATACTTGATGAGTGTGATTATCTTACACCTAATGCTCAAGCTGCTCTTCGTAACTTGATGGAAACCTTTTCAAAACATTGTAGATTTATTCTCACTTGTAATTATGTAGAGAGAATCATAGACCCAATTCAATCAAGATGTCAACCATATAAGATTGTTCCACCTTCTCGTAAGGATGTAGCAAAACAAATGGTTCATATTCTTGATATGGAAGAGATATCGTATGAACTTGATGATGTGGCTCTTATTGTAAATGCAGGATATCCTGATATTCGTAGAGTTATCAATTCAGCACAGAGGCAAGTTGTAGGTGGTAAGTTGAAGGTAGATGTTAATTCAGTTATACAGAATGATTATAAGGTAAAATTGTTAGAGAGTTTAACACCTAATACAAAAATGTCAAGTATTAGGCAACTACTTGCTAATAATTCTGTAACTGATTATAATGAATTGTATAAGTTACTTTATGATGAAATAGAAACATATTCACAGGGTAAAGATGCTGAATGTATTCTTGCAATCGCAGAAGGTCAATATCAAGATGTTCAAGTAGTAGATAAAGAAATAAATTTTATGTCAACCATAGTTAAATTATTGAGGATAATTAGATGAAGTTAAAACCAGTAAACGATAAAATCGTTGTAAAAACAAAAAGTAAAGAAGAAGAAGTTACCGATAGTGGAATACTTTTACCAGATACAGTAGATCAAGGAAAGTTGATGGAAGGTGAAGTTATGGCTGTAGGTAAGGGTATGTATTCTGCAAGTGGAACACTTATACCAGTTATATGTTCAGTAGGTGATAAAATCTTATATAACAAACATGCACAATTACATGAATATGATGATGATTTGGTTATAATGAGTGTAAACGAAGTACTTTCAATTGTAGAGGGTTAATATGAAAAGATTTTTAGTAGAACATAAAGATTGGGATAAACCACCAATTAGAGTAACATTATATCAACCACCTTATGAAGATGAGAATGTCTTAAATAAGACTGGTTGGAATGTAAAAGATGTGACAATAACAGAAGTAAGTCAGGAGGAAATAGAATGATTACACCCGGACAAGATGGACAAATGCAAGAACAAATAGATATAAGTAAAACATCAGCAATAAAATGTGAAAAATGTGAAAACCCAACATTTAAACAAACACTTTTATTAAGAAAATTATCAGCATTAGTATCACCAAATGGACAAGAAGCACTTGTTCCAGTGCAGGTATTTGCTTGTGAAAAATGTGGTCATGTTAATTCTGAATTTTCGGATGTAAGTGGTATTCAATAAAATGCCCATCTACACTTTCAAATGTCCTTCTTGTAATAAAGAAGAAGATGTAAACCAAAGTATGAAAGCACCCACACCTGTATGTCAGAGATGTGTTAATGCTAGTTGTGGTCTTCATATAGTGGAGATGGACAGAGTATGGAAAAAAACAGGTAAACCACAATTCAAAGGTGAGGGATTTTATGAAACAGATTACAAAGAAAAACCTAAAGAAAAAAATGACAATATTCGAGTGGATAAACCAGATTTTAACTCATAAGAAACCTTGGGATTCATTTAACGAAACAGATCAAAAAGCCTTTAGTCCATTCATCATAAATCGATGGTTATCAATGGATGAAGAGTTTATAGAGGTAGTCAATTATTTTCAGAAATATGCCATAGGAACTCTTGAACCTCGTGAGGTTTACAAATGGTATTCAGATTTTTTACCAAAGGGTAAAAGATTCAATAAATATA